GACGGTTGTTCAAATATGCGTGTTTTACCCTGCTTAACTTTATCAATTTTCCGTAATTCATCCTTTACAGTTGCAACCCATAATGGGCTATTTTTAATAACACCTACTTTGAGATTGTCTTCCAAATCCGACAATCTTTTCACAAACGTTTGTCCATGTATAGGAATAATAAAGTTTTTTGCTTTTGCCGAGAAAGCGTAATTAACATCATCAATTCTATCGAAAAATTCATACTTACCATTACTAAACCATTTTGACAAAATGCCGCTGGATGTGCTCATAACCAGCCGATTCATAGTATCATATCCATTAATAACCTCAAATTCAGTCAACAAATGCTTGTCTCTTCCTTGTGGAAATTGTTGTACATATTGTTGCACACACAACTCATGCATGCGGGGCTCAACAACATGTGTATATTTTGGAATACACTTTTGTGCATTAGAATACATTACATGGAAATCATCTGTGATTCCCTTGTAAGAGGGTGCATATTTATCTGGCCACTCTTCATGTTCTAACCATTTTCTTTTATCTGTCTTATCGATCGTAACGGTATTCAACTTAATACTATTAATACTAACTTCTCCCAAATTTTCAATGGGAGTATTCCAATATTTACTGATCTTTCCATTACATTGGAAATTGATTTCCTCATCTATGGGTAATTCACTAGTTTTAAATTCATTATAAACCTCCATAATATCATCTAGTATGAGTGGTGTAGCTCCTGCACGTTGCGTACCATTGGCCAAAGCCGAATGCATAGCATATAGAGGTTTGGGCACATTATTATTAAAATAATATGGTCTGCCACAATCACCACTTTTAGTTATACTATTGCAAAATGTACTAAGAATCATTGTAAAATCATCACCACTTGCTGTGACTAATTCATAACGCATCTTTGTAACTACATCTATATCATCTTCCTTCTCGTTCCCTATAATTGTGGCTTCAATATCTTTACCTTTCATCATCTGTATAAACTCACTACGAGTAGGTATAAATTGACTTATTTTCCCTGCTCCATTTATGTTGGCATTTGACAAATACACTAAGCATAAATCACACGTTGTTCCTTGATCATTCCTAATATTTTTAATCATAGATTCATTTATTGCAACCTTTTCCATTCGTAAAGTATCACCGATACTATTGATCAACTCAATTTCAATATTCACATTCATCCCTGAATTCCTTTTCCTACGCCATGAATCAATAAAATGTCGAGGTACCAATATAAACTTACTTTCGAACGATAGACAATACATAGAGCACATAATTGATTCATCTTCTAAATCCACAATACGAATAACACGAATATTTCGTCTTAACTTCCGTAGTTTATCTTCATCATTCTGAAGAACAACACCAACTGGTTTACTCTTATGCCGAGGTGTACTATCATATGCCTGGCCCTGAAATGCCGCTTTAACAGTAGTTATAAATAAATCAATGATACTCTTGACCAATCTAAACACTCCCATTGCTGCTGCACTAAGCAAACCAACTGTAGCTACTCCAAAAATGGCATAACACAATCCTTTCCAGCATTTATCTGTATTAACTCTCTGTCCAATTTCAGGTTCTAATAAATAATACATTTCCTGTACTGTCAATGTTTCATCATGCCATGTTTTTCCAGTCTTCAATTTATACACTCCTAAACATTTCAACTGTCCAATAAACATCACTCTATATTCCTCAAAACTACCATCAATTATACTCTTTCGAATGTCTTCCATACATTCTTTAAGTGCATCTTCTCTACTAAAGTCTACAGTTTCATAAAACTGTTATCCACTTTGCAAAGTAATGGTAGATAACGCTTTTGTCAATTTTGTATGTATAGTTTGTTTGTTATGATAATCATCTACAAGAAGATCAACAATACTACGAAATGTTACCTTATCTTGAGATTTATACCCGCCAACAACATTATTATAGTTAAATGTCCATTCTTGATCTATCATATCAATCAATTGTTCAACATTTTTCCCTTCTATATTATTAGCAAGCCATGAAGCAGCTCTAGAGCCAGTCGTATGGCTCCTTGGAGCAATTGCCCAAGAGTTGACAAATCGAGTACATAATGCTTCTGGGCTCTGTAACCCATGCACATTTGAAAAGTTTGAACTATTGGTCGTTGCCAATACGAATTTGGAAGAGAATAATCTCCCTTTCTCTTCTAATTTTGCCATTTCTAAGGGAGTTTGAGTACACGAAATTAAATTTATCATATCCGATGCATCCTTAGCATCCGTATCCTTCAAAAAATCATCAACGTACACTATATTTTGTCCTGTATAACCATCGAAAAAATGGACACTTTGTCCTGTAGGTCTTGCCCAAGTGCTAAATTGCGCTTGACTTGCAGTCTCGCACAATCCTGTCTTTAAAAGTAATATGATAGGTAACACAGTTCCTACTAACAAACTTTTACCAACTCCTGAAGCTCCGACAAATGCGGCGGCAGTTGGCACACATCTTGATGCTTCAGCAGGTATCTTAACTCCTTTATAAACTTTAATTATTGCTTCTGCCGTTCTTATATATAAAGTTGGAAACTTTGGTATTGCTGGTGCATATTTTATAATTCTAAGAGCTGCCTTATAATACTTATCCAATCTTTTCTTATTATCGCCTATTTGAATTTTATCACTATCAAATTTTCCTTCACTATTATCGCTATTGAAATCAGATACCAATTGCGTAATCTCAGCATGAGAATGTTTGTACCAATTTACAAAAAATCCAGTACCTTCAAAAATATAATCTATTATAACTTGAAATAACGCTAGACATTTATCCAATAATGACACTTTTCCTTCCATAGCATCATCAAATCTAATTCTAAATGGTATATTATCATCACTCGTAAATTCATAGGAAATTATAGACATAGCAGCTGCTGTTATTGACGGCGCTAAATCTTGAAAAACCTGATTCCATTTTGGTAACCATG